TGTCTGTGGGGTTGTCGCAGTAGGTATTTTAGCCGCCCTTCCCTCGATCCTGTGAACTCTTTCTGTTATGACATGATGAACACAATGCTTGTAAGTTATTTAAAGAATATATTTGACCACCTTGATTGATTGGCACAATGTGATCAATTGTGTTTGCAGTTGTATATATATTTTTTTCTTTACACTTAACACACAATGGTTGTTGATGCAATACAATTTGTCTTGTTCTTCGCCATTGTGTAGAATTATATATGTGTTTGTTACTCTTATCTATACCAGCAAACGCTTTCTTCTTATTGTCAATGTGTTGTTGTCTTGACTTAATTGCTAATGTCTTTCTGTTATGTTTAGGTATGTGTGGCACTATTTGTTTATTGTGTCAATTAGTGTCACAACGTCTTCATTAGTTATAAGGCCTAACAATCTACCCAATACAATAAGACCTGTAATAATATACATTATCATCTTTGGCCAGTTAACAACACCAGGCGCAGAATAACCGTCTTCACGAATGTTGTTTTGTATTTCTGTAATAACGTTACCAAATGGTAAAGCAGGAATAATGCCTTTGCCTATTTCTTTAAGTAGTTTTTTAAATTTCATGTTTTTAAAGTTAAATAATAATCAAGTGTTTCAATACATTCGTCTAAACCTTTGCAAACTTTTGCGTAATAACCTCGTTTATTTAAGTCTTCGATCCAGTTAACTTGTTGTTTTGACGGATAGCATTTTTTGTTCAATTTTAATTCAATAAATAAACCGTGATATTTACCACGTGGTTCAGTAATTTGTAAATCTGGAAAGCCAGAAACATAACCTGTTGATTTGGCTTTTTTACGTTGTGAAATAAATTTTTGATATTGACCGCCAAGACTGGCGCAATAACGAACTGTTGGATAAGCCCAATTTATGTATTTAATTAAAGCAGTTTGCAGTTCTGCTTCAGTTTTAAAGTTTGTCATTCCAGCCTTTAAAATCTATTTCAACGTTTTTTAAAATTTCAAAAGATTTGTAATATAATGCAATACAAGACATAAATAATTTCATGCCACGATTTCCAATCGGGCTTTCAAAATCAACTTTTTCGCCTTTCGATCGTCTATCAATTAACCACAATTTTTTTGCTATAGCACGATATTCATCTTTTTCTTTATCTGTCATTTTAATAAAACCAAGTTTGTAATAATGATCAAATATAGCTTTATTACCGTGTGAAATTTCTGGTTCAGTCATTTCTTTACGTCTGTCAAAATATGGTTTAATACAATTGTCAAGAAATTTTTGTTCAATTTCATTTATTTCTTCAACTGTTATTTCTTTTTTTACCGTTTTCTTTTTCATAAGGTGTTGTCTTATTTTATTGTTTTTAAATTCTTTGTAAGATAGTAAAACTTTGCCAAATGTGATTGCGTCAAGTTTTTGAAACAATTCAATACCAAGTTCACCAGCGACAGCAAGACGAAAAGCGTGTTTAATTTCTTCAATTGTAAAATTTTTATAGTTGTTTATGATAAAACCATTTAAAACACTTTCTTCTATTTGATTAAGTTGATTTTCTTTTTTTACGTTTAATAAAACATATAAATAATTTAACATTTTAATAATATCATCACCAGAAGACAAATTTTTAATTTTTGTTTCTTTGCTATAGACTAATTCCAAAGGTTCTTTTCGGATCGAAATCGCTTGACTTGTTGTTTTCTTTAGTTCCATTTTTATCACGTTTTAGCCAATTCTTAGCGGTTAAATAAAGACTTTTATATTTTTTATTTTGTTTATAGTTCTCAATTTGTTCAATTACATCATCAACTTTTTGTTTATCATACATTGACAACAGTTTTTCATATTCCTGTATAGAAATAGACAAATGTGCGAAGCATTTATATACATTGACATTATCATTAACATTTACATTTACATTAGCATTAGTTAACTGTTTGCTACTTTTTGCTACTTTTTGCTCGGTTTTGCTCTTTTTAGGTGATTTTTTACCGTTTAAATATTTCTTATAATTTGCGTCTAATTGTGGTTTTATAAGACTAAACAACGCCTTTCCGATGTTATCAAGTTCAAGTTCTCGACCGTCTAACGCATAAGAACAAATAGCATAATACAAGTCAGCAGCTTGTTCTGGTTCAAGTGTTTTTGTCGCTTCAAAAAACGACCGATAAAATACAAAACTATCTCGCATATTTAAAATAATTCAATTTGTGTTGTTGTTTTATGTGATGTGTCGTAATAAGAATTTTGTCCTTTGTCAAATGGTAAAACTGGCCAAATTAAATTTTTACGCATATCTTTTTTTTGTCTTTTATCACCTAAAAAAATAACATAGCGTTTTTTCTTTGACATTTTAATTATTTCACCACCTACAGCTGTAAAATTTTGATCAATTGTTTTGTCTGCGTCATATGGTAAATTTTTGTTTTTAAACCAATAATCTTTTATATGTCTGGACGTGTATTGATAACCATTAAAAACATATTCTTTGTCAGAACCGCCTTCACCTGTATATAAAAAATTTAAAGCTTGGTAGGTGTAACCAAAATGGCCATTGTTTGGATCTGCATAACTAACGACAATAAAAGGTTTCGGCAATAACTTAAAAGTTTGTGCAACAAACCAAGATTGTGTGTTTTTTGGTAAACCGTCGTTTTTAATCAATCTGTTTAACTCAAGTGTGTGTTTTTTGTATTTCTCACCACACAACAAGAGAACATTTTCAGCAGGTGGTTGTCCATAAGTACAAACACCGATTAATTCGTGATTTTGAAACAATCCAAATGAATAAACTATGCTCGGAATACGTCTTGCATAATGTTTTTTTAACAGCCATTCTTTTGTTTGATCTTTATGTATTGATTTTACAATAAAATTTTTTATATTTGCACCAAGTATTTTTTTCATAAACTCATCATTGGGTATTAGTTATTAAAAACCTCTAATTATTTAGGGGTTTTTTTTATGATAAATTTTATTCCGTCAATCTCAACTGAACGAATTAGTTTTTTTTCAATCCAGTTATATACAGCTGTCGTTGAAACACGTTCTTTAATTGCGTAATTTCCAACTGTTTGTAATTCTTCAATATTTACTTTCATAATTAAAATGGCAAATCAGTTGTTTCTTTTTTTCTTTTCGGTTGTTCTTTAACTTCTGGTTCTTTGTCTTCAAGAACCCAATCAGCAAAGACTTGTGCTATTTTTGTAACGTCTTTAACGTTAGCATACTGTGAATTTGGCCCGACGTACTCAACAGCGCACTTCAAACACGTTTGTTTTACAATTAACTTTTCACGATCAATGCCTGACAACGCTTTTTGTATGTTTTTTAAATTACCGTCACGTGATGGCGATGCTTTAAAATTATATACAGGTTTTATTTTTGGGTATTGTGGTTTAGATTGATCGTAAATATAGTCAACTGCAACATCTACAATGAAATTAGATTGTTTTTCTGAAATACTGTTGTATTCACCAACGTCACCGTTTTCCATTTCAATTTCGTATTTATAAAATGTTTTGCCATTAAAGTCAAAAGTTCCGTTTGACTGTACAGATTTAACTGTGCTACGCTTTTCCATAATTAAGTTGTTTTTTAATGTTTGTTTGATTTTCCTGCCTTTTTTTGTAATTAGTTCCACGAAGCGCCGGAATTTCTTCTTGTATTTTTTGTCTGGTTCGTCGAATGCTTTCTGGGTTTGTAAATTCGCCACGACTAAATTTTTGTAAAAAATCAAATGCAGTCATCACGTCCAATTTTGAACATTCTTGATACCATATTAAAGCGATTAGTTTGTTGTCGCTATTTCTTAAATTACCATTATTTAAAAGTAATTTATAAATTCTTTCTTTAAGTAAATTAATTCTCATCTGTAAGTAATTTTTGTAAATTTTGATTTAATACTATAGCACGTTGTAAGTGATTTAATTCACCACAGTCTTTTTTATTTATAGACGCAATTTTAAATATTACTATTAATTTAAGCAATTCAATTTCTTGCGCTTTTAATTGAGCAATCATATCTTTTTTCATAATAAAAAAAATAAAGAGGCCGAAGCCTCGTTATATTACCAAATTTTGATTAATGAATGTGACAAAATACCATTTGCAGTTCTTACTGGTTGCCATGTGCCAATTGTTTTATTGTCTTTGTCTTTTATTAAAATACAACCTAAAACATTTACAATGCCTTTAACTTTGTAATTTGTTGCACCTATAATTGCTTTTTTTACTTTGTTGTTTAGTCTTGTTTGTGGTAACTTGAAAGTTTTCATAATCTGTTGTTTTTTGTATTTGTATTAGTTTGATGTTGTAAATTTACAACTTCCAAGTTAATAACCAAAAAAAAACACAACTTTTTTATAAAATAATTTGCAAATATATAACACCCAAGAAAATACGCAAATCAAATTCAAGATCTTGTTCGCAAGTTATACCAATAGCAAAACCATATATTACACCGAACTCAATCATTTTGCACGTGTAAATTCATATTTTATTTTGTCGCCTTCTCGGTAAAATCTCAACCACCACGCCCCAGTCGGCTTTGGCGGTCGTCCACGTTCACGATGATAGTTTTCGCCTTGCAAATATTCTTCTTTATAAGTTGGCAAACAAACGTGTGTCTGTTCATCTATATAAACACGACCAAATGAATTAACTCTTTCACGTGGTATTGACAACAACCAACTTTCATGAATATGACCAGAAACGCAAATTTGTGCGTCTGGTAAATAAACGGCTTTTCTGTTGCTCTGAATGACGCCTCGTGTGACGGGGCCACCACCACCGTAGCCGTGTGTAAAGTTTAAAGTTATTGGTGTATATCTCATTCTTGATTTATTTTTTCCAAATCTGAAACGAACATAACCAGTATACAAACCTTTGTTTATTTCTGTTTTATTTTTATAATTCATTAACGCAACAAAACGTTCAATTAAATCTGTTTCGTGGTGTCTACGAATTGCACTTTCGTGATTTCCCTCACAAATTAACGCAAACATATCTGCGTAGGGGCTAAACCAATCAACAGCAGTGTTAACAACTGCGTCCAGATAATTATCAACTTGGTGTTCTGGTCTTAAATCGCTTTTACTCGATCTTCTGTCATATTTGCCTTGCATTACACAAAACAAATCACCAAAATCAAGAACTTTTGCATTACGTTCACGTGCTTGATCTAAATGTTTTTTTTGCAGTTTTCTATCTGAATGTGGGTTGTCAAAATGACGGTCTGAACTTAACAAATACCATTGTTCCCAACCATTATTTGTTGTAACATGGTCAATGTCTAAAACTTGGGGTGTTAATCTTTTAATTTTTATACTCATATAATTATAAGCCAAAAACCGTCTGGCGCTTTTTCTAACAATCGTCTTTTTGTTTTTCTTGACGATGTTATGTCTGTATTTTTATCTTTATTTATGTCATAAAAATTTTCACCTACACCGATACAACCTTTAAGATCTGTGTAATAATTTGCTTCATGTATAAGAATATAATCACGCATCATAACATTTTCGACTAAATAATGATTACCGTATTTTTGTGAATGACGTGGTGAAACTTTATATTGTCCTGTTGGAATACATGAAATGTTTCTTTTATTATTTTTGTCTGACAATTCTAATGTGCAACACTCAAATTCTAAATCTAAACCGTCAAACAAAAACAAACGTCCAAGTGTTTGATTTCCGTTGTCTTCTAAACGTACTAATACAGCTCTTATCATTTATATAACTTTTTTTTGATGTCTTTAATGTCTTCCTTAATTTCGAGTAAATCTTGTTTTGTTGTTGCAATTGTTTGAAGAATTAAATCATTTTGCATTTCAAATTCAACACGTGTAACTTCTGGTTGTATTGGGACAGGTAATTTTTTCGCTTCTTCTATGTCTTTTTGTAGAACAATATATTCACCTACAAGCAACGCAATAATTCCGCCAATCGTAATCAAATTTTTAAGACTAATATTAAAGGTTTGTTCTTCCATTTTAAACTGCTTGTATTGTTATTTTTGCACCTCTTATTTCATCAGTATTAGCACCAAATTCATATTCTAAAATTAAATATTCACCGGCAACACTTGCATATGCAGTTGACAATGTTAACGTTGTGTTGCTTGTTCCGCTACCTTGTACAGTTGTCGTATCGTTTGTAATTCGTGCAGTTAACACTCGTATATTTCTATTTGCACTTGAATATATATCTACAGCTGTGACTTCATAATTTAATGGTATAAAACACGTTGCATAACATTTTGAACGATTAACAAAAGATGAAGGCTGAACGCTGCCTAAATTATCACGTGTGTACATATGTAAATTAGACAATGATGTAATATTAAATTCTTTAGCACTTAAATTAATATATGTTGTTGTAATACCTTGATATAAATTTTCAAGTGTTGAACCACCACCAGTTATAACATTTGTAAAATCATAAATTAATGGTCTTAATATTGAGCCAATTGGGTATGAAATTCTCGGTGTAAAAGCAGCTACGTCAATGCCTGAAACTGTTAAGTCTTGATCGCCTGAAACTGTTAAGACTAACGAATTGCTTCCGTCTGGATAACACAAAACCAGTTTTTGACCGTTGTAAACTTTTCCTTTTGTAGTCGTTGCAAAATTAACTTTTGTGTATTGTGTTGAATGTGTTATTGCAGTGCTTGAAACGCCAAGACTGTCATTAATTAACATTTCTGTTGTGTTACCTAAAACAAAGCCTTCAATGTCTGTGTCAATTGGCGGTTCAGTTTCTGGTGTTGGCGCTGGTGTTTCATCAATTACAACTGACGCAGGTTGATCGCTTATTTTATACCATTCACCAGATAAAGTTTCTGACTTTGCTTTATATGTTCCACCTAAAAACATATAATATTTAAAATTTCCGTCGTTATTAATTGAATATTTTAAAACCTGTTTTGGTGATGCAAAACTGTGTCGTAAATCAGCCTGCAAAATTTCTAATGGTTCAACGCCCATTTGCAAATATTCATTAATTAATAGTTGCGTTGGATTTTTTGCGTCGTCGACTGCTGGATTTCCTCTTTGAAAATTTAAAACACTTTGCCAGTTTTGTACGCCAATTGCTGGATTGCTGTCGTATTGTATTGCATACATTAAATTTGAAACATTTCGTCCAAGTCTTATGTCGCCTAAATCCTCGTTTTCAATTGCGTCAATTTCATTCTGTGACGCTTTGTATTTAATTCCGTTTGTAACGTCTGCGTCTTCTTCATTGTTTTGTGACGTAGGTGTTAAGGTTATGTTTACTGCTTTACAAGTACGTTCATCAATTGACGGATTGTTTATATTGTCGTACGTCCATTCATAAGAAGGCAAGGCGCCAGTCGGATCGTTTCTAACTGCTTGAAAATAATTGTTTGTTGCATCAAATTCAAGAAATATATCACCACTAAAGCCTGGATCTTGAACAATGCCCTCAAAATGTACAACTGTGATTGTCTTAAAATTAGAACCGCCTGCAAAATATCGTTGACAAGGGCCTGAAGAATTACCGCCTATATTTGTTGGTATGTTGTCAGATACTAAACCAATACAAAGTTCTGACGAATTGTTTACACCGTCATCTTGTGGTGCGTTGTAACCTCTATAAATTGTTATATCGTCGTAACTCGTAACCCACTCTAAATTGTTATTTGTTGAAACTAAATATTTAGTTTGTGAACCGTCTGTTATTTTTATTTTTAATGATCCAGTTGTTAAAAAAGCACTATCAATAAACGTCCAGTCAATATTGTCAACAGGCGAATTAAAATTGAAATCGTCACCGTCAAATTTTTCTTTTACTTTTGCGTGAAATGTGAAATTATAATGACCTGTTCCAGTTTGCAAACTACCAGCATAAAATTCAGTTGTTAAATCTTGACCACTTGAAACAGTAAAATTTGAAAACCCAGGCTGAAAATTTATTTCAACACTTTTTAAAGCTGGTTCATATGTTATTGTTGAACCTGCTAATATTTTAGGATCAGTTGTTATTTCTTGTGTTGGTTGCGTTGATTGTTGTTTTATTTCAGTAACAAGTGGAATTGTAACACTTCCGTTTGGATTGGGAAAAGCGCCAGCAAATCGGTACTGGTAAAATGTTAATGTTCCTGTTGTATTATCAATTAAACTGTTTGGTTGTATAAACCAATATGAACCGTTACTTTGAAAACCGACCATATTTAAAGCTTTAAGAACACCGTTGAACACGTCAATTGGTTTGTATTCAAATGGTTTTTGGTTTACGTCAACAGTTCCGTTTTCATTGTATGTTGTTGGTTTAGTGACAAAACCTTTTGCAACATGATAATACGTTGCTGGGTTAAAACTATTGTATGTGTCTGTTGTTTGCCACCAGTCAAGATTTGTTGTTAAGTCATATTGTCCGTCTACCGCTATTGTACCCAGATCCATATCGACTAAAAACTGTCTTAAAATGTTTTTGATTGAATGACGTGCTGTTTTCTCGTCTTCATTTGCAAACGTTTTTATTTCTTGTTTACCATATAAACCGTAACTGTCATTTGCTGTCAACGTAAAAACATACGGAAATGAATTGTTTTGTATTGCGTCAAATGCCGGCATTAAATAACCATACCAAAATATTTGACTTAAAGCTGTGCCTTGAGTTGTGTCATATGGAAATTGTGAACGATATATTCTAACAAAATAATTTCTATTTCCACCAGTAACCGCTTGATAAAGAAAATTTTCTTCTGTTGCGTTGTCAACTAAATAATTTATTTTACATTCAGATGCTAAAAACTGTCTGTTTCTTGTTCCGCCTTGACCATTCCATGTAACCGTAAAGCCTTCACCTTGTGTTTTAAATTCAGTAGCTGGTGCAAAATATCTTTTTAACTCTATGTTTTTTACATAACCTTGAAAATTGTAAGACGGATCCAATCTTAATTGACCACCGCCAGCAGTCACAATTTCAGTGTGCGTTCCATTTGTATAAAAACCAGACGTCGTAGCAGTTCCAAGTTCAACACGTATTTGATTTGCTGATTGTGGATTGCTAATGCCGTCAAGTTCAATTGTAACTGTATACTGTGCGCCATTAACAAGCAAATTGTTGTCAAGTTGATAAGTCAATTCATCAGATGCGCCAGCAGTATGTTGTGCGCTACCACCAAATGAAGAAGACCACGACCAGCCTGGCACCGTATTGCCTTGACCAGTCCAATAATTTATGAACGCATTATTGCTATCAAACTCACGAGCTTGTGACGCATTTGGGTACAATGTAACATCACCGTTTGGTTCCAGATCAGCATGGTCTTTTTTCCAAATCTCAATGGTAAAATATGCTTTTGCAATCCCTCTAAAATTGTTATATCTATATTTACCAAATGTTAACGCCATTATCTTCTTTCTTTTCTTCTTTGTGCTTTGTCAAATACAATCAATAAATCGTCGCCTGTTATTCGTACGTCTGGAATTACTGAACCACCAACATTTTGATTTGGTATAATTGTGCCGGATTGACCTGGCATAAACATTTCAGGCCCACGTTCACCAACCATGTAAGGCTGCCCTGCTACGACAGCACCACCAGACGCTTTTCCTGTCAATGATGTTTCAAAGTTTTTAAAGAAACCAGCTGTTTTTGTCATTCCGTTTGCGTCACCTATTCCTAAATAAGTAAACAAAGCAGCCAACACCATAGCTTTAACAATCATACCGACAATTTGTTTTGCTATGTTTTTAAATATTTCAATGAATGATGTCATAAAACTTTCACCACTTGTGACTGCTTGAGCAAAACCACTTGACAAACTATCTGCTAAAGTGTAACCAAGTTCTTGTGTAATATTTACAAGACCTTGCATTTTTTCAGTCATTACAGTTAATGCGTCGTTGCCTTCTGTTGTTGCTGGTTCTGCCGTTTGTGTTGCTGTTGTTGTCACACCTGTTGGTGTTGTAAAGTCTGCACCTACACCAAGACCAGAACCCAAACCAAACAATGCGTTTTTTGTTTTTGTAGCTGCGTTGCTTATTGCGTCACTGAATGAACCAAATTCGTGTTCGTAGTCTTTTGTTTTAACTTTAAGACTTTCAAGACCGTCAGACATAGCTTCGTAGGGGTTCGGTATTTCTGAACGACGGAAAAACTTTAACACTTTATTAAAACCTTTGATGAGTAAGCTCATCGGATTGAATTCAATAAACCATTGTAGCATTTGAATGACTGCGTTTTTCCACCAACCAATATCTGAAAAACGTTCTTTAAAAGCTTCAAGATTATCAACAACATATATAACAGCTGCCGCTAAAGCAGCTAACCCAGCAACCACTGCACCAAGTGGTGACATAAAGAAACCAACAACGGAAACCAATGAACCGAATATGTAAACAAGTGGCCCAATACTTGCAAGAACACCGCCAAGTGTAACAATCGCAATTTTAAGACCCTCGTCCAAATTTGACCACGCATTAATCATATTATTTAAACCGTCAACTAAAGTATTTAAAACAGGCAACAACAATTTACCAACCTGTTCCATGAGATCGCCAAACTTGTTTTGTAATTGTTTTAAACCACCAGCACCAGCACGAGCAGCTGCTTCAGCAGAACCGCCGTACTGTTTTTCTAATTCGTCAAGTATTATTGTTTGAGCTTCTGCAAGTCTTCCAGTCTTTGCTAAACTGTTAATGACTTTTTTCTGGTCTTCAGAAAACTGTATTCCTGAACGACTTAAAGCAGATAAATTTGCAACTGGATCGTTTAACGCTTTACCTAATTGTATAGACGCACTTTTTAAATCGCCATCAAGACGTGTTGCTAAATCTAAAGCTGCAACTTGTGTACGATCAAATTGTTGACCAGTAATATTTGTAAAAGTTAAAAGTTGAGCTGTTGCATCTTTTAAAATAACTTCATCACCAAACAATGTTTTAGATTGTAAGTCTGAAGCCATTTTTTGTAACTCTTTTGACGTACGTCCAACAAGACCACCTGTTGTTTTTAAACCTTGTTCAACTTGTGCGATTGCTTTTTGTTGTGTGTCAAATGCTTTAATTGATGCAGCTGCGAACGCAGTCAACGGTGCAGTCATTGACATTGTTAAAGTTTTACCAGTACGTTTAAGATTTTTTGCCGTCTTATTAAAAAGTTTACGGGCTTTCATCATTCCTTTTTGAAAGTCTGACGTGTCTGCTGCTAACTTTACATAAACTTTTTTACTCATGACTTAATAATTTATTTCTTTGCGAAATGTATTTTAAACGTTCTGGTGTCATTTTAACAACTTTTTGTTTTTTATCCCAATGAAACGGCCAAAGCTTTTCTGGACGTATGCCTTTACCTTTCTTTGTGTGTGGTGTGATTAGTGTCGACGCAAGTAAACGAAACTTTTCCCAATCAGACCGATCACGTTGTTTTTCTAACATTTCAAAACCAGTAAGTTTATTTGAAAATTCACGTGGCGTGAAATTGTCAAGTTCTTCTGGCAATAAATTAAGCCAACCAAAAGCAACGGCTTCGAGATCGTCAAAAGTCGAAGCGGTTTTGTACTCTTTTACTTGGCTATTTTTTTTTTATTTTTTTTCATGTCTGGTTTTGACATAGACAATTCAAAAACTTTTAAAACTTTTGTCATCGCTTCTTGGTCTTCGTCAAGCAAGTCTGCAACATCATCAATTGTCATGTTGAAATCTTGTTTCATTACTCTTGCACCGTCTTTCAATCCTGCCCAAACCAAAGCTATAGCTTGTGATATAGTCATGTTTTCACCTAAAGAAGACAGTTCACCAAGTGACATATTTGTCTTATCAGTAAAAGCACGCAAAGCTGCAAAACCATATTTGACTGGGTAATCTTTACCATTTATAAAAACAGGCGTTGCTTTCATATTTAGTTATATTCAATTAGTTTATTATTTCCAACAAAAAAAGCTTGATAAGTAGCTTGTTCTTCATTGTTACCGATTAAATTTAAAGATACAATTTGAGCATTAGCAGCGTAATATTTACCTAAGTCTTGTTCAACTTGAAACTTTAAATAAACTTGATTTCTGTTTTCCAGTTGATATTGAAACATATCCATATAACCAGCAAACCGAAAATTTTCATATAATGCAGTCGTTGAGATTGACCAACTTCGACAACCAGCTATCATTTCTTTCCAGCCTTGACTGTCTTTATTAGTCTGGTCAATTAAATCCGTTTCAATTTCAAGTTCAAATTCAGTTGCGTTGGCTATTGAAATTTGGCCAATCAATGGGTGTTGATAAAGAACTTCAATTTTTGAGCCTGGGACGACTGTTTGCATCTATTATAAAAATAAATTACGGTGTGTCTTCCTGTAATAATTGACCAGAACCTGTTAACGTTACTGAATACGTCGATTGGTCTTCTGTTCCACCGTTAACACTTAATGATGTTACAATTGCGTTCCCAGAATAATAAACATTATTTGCGGCTGATGTTGAACCTGCAATTGTAAATTCAACGTAAACCTTTTTTCGGCCGTCTGTTGGATCGCCTAAATAATTCCAAAACGATTGAAATGTTACACGATTGTCACCAGTGGTGATTTCTTCATTTTGATAAAGCGCTTCAGATGATAAAGACCAAGAACGAGTTCCACCGATGACTTGTTTCCAACCAGCGCTGTCTTTTGACGTTTGATCGATTTCGTCCATTGAAATTTCAAGCGAACACGATGTTGCAAATGCTACAACGTAATCAGTTCCGTCAGTCCCGCCCATTTTAATAAGTAAATCGGTACCATTTAATAAACCTGTTGCCATGTTAATTGATTTTAATTTTATTTAATATTTATTTGCAATTTAACTAAATTTTTTGTTTATCACAACAAAATACGAACGTCAAAAGTTAAAAGCTTTGAATACATTCTTCGTTCTTTGTCATACGTTTCTTGCATACTATCAAGAATAAAACCGTTATGTGTGACATTGTTTTCTGTTTCGTATGTTTGTTTCATTAATGCTTGTGCAACAGCATCTGCTAAATATATACTATCATGATAAACTTTATGAACACACTCAACTGTAAAAGTAACGTTGTATAAAACTGGCATTCTTCTGTAAGCGTTTGTATTATCTGCTTTTACTGGCACAGGATTGACAGAATTTATTTCATAAACAACAGCTGCGTTTACATTTGCTTTTCTTAACAATGGTGCTGGTTGTATTTGGCTAGCACTCATTCCGTTTACACCTGTAACACTATTTGCTGTGCTTAAATAATGAAAAATTAATTTTCCAACTTGAAAACCTACTGTTGCGCTCATAAACCTAATCTTTTAACTTTTCGTTTTAATAATTCAACAAGTTCAATTGCCAATTTTTGCTGGATCCAGTCTTTTTTTTCTGCGTATGCGTTTGCGATCATTTTCACACCAGCATATTCAACATTGTATTTTTCTCGACCAACTTCAACCAAATGAGCATGATAGCCGTCAAATGGCGAATAATATCTTGGCCCGACTAATATAAACGGTCTACCTTTTTGACTTCGAACGCCTTTAATTACACCAATACTTTTACGCAATACACCAGTTTTTTTTGGTGTTTTTTGTTTCATTGTTTCAATCAAAGGTTTAGCAAGTTGTCGCAAAGCCGCTTTAATGTCACGATCTGCAATTGCATCTTTTTGTAAAACTTTTAACAAAAAATCAATCTGTTCTTGATTTTGTATGTCAGTTTTAATTTTTATCATATTACCGTTTCACCTTTAATGACAACCGTTTGTTGATTTGCATGACCACGAAATTCAATTGATTTAATTAAAAACACTTCATTGTTATATGTGATTGTGTCGATCCTGTTTAAAATTTCTGTTACACTTGAATATCTGTATGTAAATTCTGCGTTTTTTGTTAACTGAACAATTTCGCTGTTAACTTCTTCCGTTCCAGGCAACCATTTTAAACGTGCAAATTTTGTATGTTCAACACTCGATGTTTCTTCAAAGTCACCGTAATTTGATATTTGTGTTGTTGATTTTACAGACAAAACTGTTTTATGTCGAAATTCGCCTGGGTTCATTACCAAGTAAAAGTTTTGTATTGATTAATTATATTTTTATAACCAAGTGGCATTTCATTCACACGTAAATATGAAACTGCGTTTCTGTTATCATAATAATGTTGTATTAACATCAAAGCAGCTATTTTTAATGTTGCAAGATTTTTGCCAACTGGTTTTGTTTCGTAGTGTATTCGTATAGCGTCAACTCTATCGTATAAAACTGGTGTGTTTATCATTTCTATTTTTAAAACACCGTCATAACTTAACAATCTGTAATCAGTTCCAAGTGTTAGTTCTTCAAGCGAATTATCTTTGTCAAAATAATTAAAAATAATATTGTCGTCTTCACCAAATGCACCGTTAAACATTAACGTAAATAAATTGTTTTTGTTAATTGGCCATTTCTCAAAGTCTTCACGAATTGATGTCGTTACCAATGGATAATGTGTATCAGTTGTAATTTTATTTATGACTGCTAGAATTATATCTTTAATCATTTGGTCATCGTCAGTAAAATCAACACGCAAATATTGTTTTGCTTCATCTAAACTGACAACAGTCAACGCTGTTGTTTCTGTGATACCTGTAATCTTATAATTTGCCATAATTAAAAATAAAAAAAAAAGGCAGGCGTTTCACCTGCCTCTTTTATAAATAAACTATTATATTAAACGTCACCTTTAATAAAAGATGAAACTGTTCCAGTTGATGAAATTCTTGACATAGCTGCGTCTACTAAATTAACAATCACTAAACGTGAAAGACCTTTAGCTGCGTCTGTATATCTGTCAGAAATTACGTCTAAACCACCAAACGTTGCAAGGTGCATATTCGATCCAGAAACAATAGCTGCGTTTTTCGTTCCGCTATCGCTACCACCAAGTAATGATGTAACGTAATACGGTATTGAATTAACAGATTGACCGTTGTTAAACACTTGGAAATTTTGACCGCTTTCATTACCTAAAGCAGTTTTAATTCCAGCAATCGCAGCTGGGTTAAATAAATATGCAAATCGTGAGTTTGCTGGGTTAAAATTACCCTCTAACAATTTTTGTTCTAACGTATATAAATCGTCAAGTGTCATTGTTGTAACACCGCTATCAAGTCCAGCAGCCCAGAAAGAAGCAGGCCCGTTTGCGTCGTCAGATGCTGCTAAAAGAACTTTTTCCCAAGTAGCCGCAATTGACGCTGTCATGTTACGTTGCAAAGCTGCTTCAGCAGATGCGTTTTGCGTCATCATCTCAGCAGACATTGAAACAACAGAAATCATTTTTTTCGGTGACAATGTTATTTGAGAAATTGCGCCAGAACTGTCAACTGCGTTAGTTGGAACTTCACCAACAAATTCAGATGAAATGCTGTCTACAATTGGAAACTTACGGTCTGCACTCAAACCAGAATAAAAGTTTGCAACACTTCCCAAAGTCAAGTTTGCTTGTAATTGGTCGATAAACGAACCTACGTCAGTAGGCTTTACATTACCAGCAGTTATATTTGTTGCTGTTCTGTTTTGCTCTAATGCAACCGACGGTATACCTACACCACGAAATAAACGACCTTTGTTTTCGTTACACGCTTCTTGGTGCATTTCACGAACAAGACCAGACATATGTCCGTTGTACGCAGCTATAGCTGCATCTGTAAAACGAAACTTCTTTAAATCTTTGTCCGTTTTTTTGATGTCTTGTAAATCGTGAGTGATTGGCGTAATTGGTGTCTTTGTTAAGTCCATAGAACGTTCAAGTCTTTCAACACGTGCGCCGTATTCAGTTGCATTTTTTTCAGCCTCGTCCCAAGCAGCTTGTTCGTCAACAGTTAAATTTCTGTCTTCGCTTTCTGCGTTTTCGATAAGTTTAGACATTTGTTGTAATGCCTCATTCTTAGCGTCTTTTAATTGTTTAATTGTCTTTTTCACTTTCTTAATTTTAAAAGTTTGATTTTATATTGATTTATAGAATTTGTTTCTGTTTTTTGTTGTTTGTAATTATCTAAAGACCGAACAGCTACCGATGTATCGTTGTAAGCTGGCTTAGTAACAAGGCTAACGTCAATTAATCTTTTTACTTCCTTGACTTCACGAACGAAATCATTTTCGCTTTCAATCCAAGCATCACGGTCAACATAAAAACCGAAACTCATTTTTGAAATGTCACCACGTTCAACGAGTTCAACTAAATCGTTGCCAAGTGTGGTGTTTGGCATATCTATTTCAGTTAACAATCCACGTTCGTCAACTGAAATTTTTAAAGTTCCAGACGTCGTTCGTCCAAGAACCATATTCATATCATGGTTAAAAACAGCAACAACATCATCATCAAGAACATTGTCAAAAGCGTTTCGATTTATTTTCTCACGAAAACCGCCTAAATCTTCGGACAATGAATTAAAAACAGCTGCGTAACCTCGAACTTTTTTCTTTTTGTCTTTGTCGTCTTTGTATGCTCTTAAATCATGACATTCAAATTGTCTGACTTCAAGATTGTTGTTCATTTTCTTCTTTGTCATCTTGTTTTTCATTTTTTACAGGTTTTACAGGATCCTGTTTAACTTTTGGTTTGTCTTTTGTATTTAACATATTCATCGGAACATAATAACCATTTCCTTTTGGTATGTCGTTCATGTTTTCTTTTCTTCTTATTTCATTCGGGCTAATTGCACCAACAGAAAACAGTTTTGCATAATATTCGGAACGGCTTTTGCTGTCACCTCTCAATAATGCGTTTGTATTGTGTTCAAAATAACAAACAAATTTGTGACTTTCTGTAATAAGTTTTTTATTAAATTCTTGTTCGATTTTTGTCAATAATGGTGAAATACAATATTGAACAAATTCAATCCCTTGTGCCTCAATGTTGCTAAAAGTAGCTCGTTCCAAATCACCAAGCAAATGTGGCGGCACTCTAAAAATACGACTTATTTCTAATATGCTAAACTTACGTGTTGCAAGAAATTGCGCTTCGTCTGGACGTAATTGAATAGGTTTGTAGTCCATGCCTTCTTCAAGAACCACCGTTTTAAACGTTCCGTTATACCCAGAATGATAAGTTGAATGCCATTGTCGAGATAAATTTTGCATCGCATCAGAACCAAGTTGAGCAGGGTGTCTTAACACACCAGAAATTTTTCCACCACTTTCAAAGAAATTTTTGCCGTATGTTTGTGCAGCTATACCAAGAGAAATATTATCTCTTGCAACAGATATTCTTGACACACCTGTGAAACCGTCAGTTGTTAAATCTGGTATGTGTATAATGTCAGATGCGTCATATTTGCCTTTGTTTCTAACTTCATAATGTACACGGTTGTTTTTAATTTTTATTTGAACTTCATCTGGGTGTATAAAAATTAATTGTCTTGGTATACCAACGTTGTCACGTTCAATGTGTGCGTAGCAATTACCATACAACAACAATGATGTCAACATTGTGTCAAAAAAAACATATTTTGTTTGGTATGCGTTCGGTTCTTTATTAACTAAATATTGAAGCGGGCTTTCGTTGTCTATTTCACGTCCTTGTGGTGTTTTCTTATAATAATTAAACGGCAGCTGTGAAATTGTTTCTGAAATAACACGAACAGCTGCGTAAACTGCTGAAAATGTCAATGCTGTGTCTGGTGTTACTAAAACGTGTCTTGGATCCAGATTTAACCCTTGACGAAAATCAACATAATTTCTTTGTTCAACTTTTTTAGGTGAACGTTTGAAAAAATCAAAGAAACCCATAAATAAAACTTTTTTTGCAATTTAACTAATATTTTTGTATAAAACAATTTCTATATTGTAAAGAAACCACTGTCATCACGTGTGTATTTACTTATTTGTGGCGCTTCAGTAAATAATTCTTCACCGACTGCCATACATAAAGCTACAATTGTGTCAATTTTGTCTGAACTTTTGTCTTTTGCTGGTTTAATATTTCCAGCTGGATCCATCATTAATTCGACGTTTGAAAACTGCCAACGAACAACAGGATCGTTGTCATAAACAAAATCATTTGTCAATATTTTAGCCTCAATTTCTTTTGCGGCTGGGCTTAATGACTTGTAACCCATTCCAAAAGGTGACATTTTTATGCCTTCTTCTATACATTCGACAACCAACTGGCTAGCATTCCAACGGTCGAACGCAATACTTTGAACATTATATTTTTCATATAGTTCAAATATTTTTGCTTTTACAAAATTGTAATCGGTGACATTTCCAGGCGTAACTTCAAGAAAATCGTGCCAATCCATGTAATTTACGCCGTCTTTTCCACCTGTACGCCCTTCATATTTGTCTTCTGGTATAAACGTCCAGTGTTTCATAATTATCTTTTCACCAATGCGCCAAATCAAAACTAAACTTGTTAAATCACGAACAGATGCCAAGTCAAGACCGCCATAACATGGCGCAGTTAACAACATTTGTTCATCAATAACACCGTCACACGCAACAACGTCAACGTCATTAAGCCAACGAGTTTGTGACGTAGTCCATTGATTGAGATGAAGACGACGAAACACGTTTTCCAGACTTGGTTGAGAAATTGCTTTTTCTGCTTCTCGTTGCATATATTCACGTTTTAACGATACGTCAAGGCCTGGATTGGCTTTTTCCCACGTAGCAGGGTCACTTATGTCGTCATCTGGGTCTGCTTCAAATATTACAGGCAAAAATTGTTCATCTTTAATAATACCGTCACGAACATCACAAGCATACGAATACATTTTATAACAAGGCGAATATTTATCGTAGCCAGCTGTTGTTATAGCAATTGATAACGGTTGTCTTCTCGCACCAGTTGACGTTTCGAGAACTTGCCACAGGTTTTCACCGTCGTTTTCTTTCATACCGTGCAATTCGTCATATATAAAACCAGCACTATTAAAACCATGTTTCGTTGATGTTTCACGTGAGATTGCTTTATAAAAAGAACCTTGTGCATTGTAGACAATAGAATTTTTAAATATTTCTACATATTTTAATAATTTTGGGTTGTTTTCAATCATCATTCTAGCACACTCAAAAACCAGTTTTGCTTGGTCACGGTCGTTGGCAGCACTGTAATATTCACCACCTTGTTCACCGTCCATGTATAAAAGTGTTAAAATTATAGCAGCTGCAAGTGTTGATTTACCGTTTTTACGTGGTAAAAATATAAATGACGTTCTGTATTTTCTGGATCCGTTTTTATTTTTCCAGCCAAACAACGGCTTAATTATTTGGTTTTTTTGATAATCTTGTAAAATAAACGGTTTTTTAGCTAATTCACCTTTTGTGTGCGTCAAATACGTTTCTATAAATTTAACAGCGTTGTCACCTGCTTCTTTGTCGTAATAATATTTACTCATATTTTAAACACGTTGTCAATTTGTTCTGGTTGTTGTATTCTTGTTCTTGCTGACGGTGTTACGCCAAATTGAACAGCAATTTTTAATGCTTTGTTTAACGCATCGTTTGAAATTTTTTGTTCTGGTTTTGATTGTCTTCTTATCAATTGACCGTCTTCATTGTAAAATTCATCAATACGACCATGTTGACGAAGAACACGTTCTGTTTCTATATACAACGCCATTTCATTAGCGTACGCAGTCAACAATGACAAATCAACCAAATGCAACATTTTTTTTGAATGTAATTCTTGACAAATAATATAATATTCACGTTCTGCTTGTTCAGATAATTTAAACGGCGGTTCTGGAATATTTGCAAGAACTGAAACAGACATTTCGTTGTCTAATACTCTACAAGGTTGTGCAGTTCCAGACATTTGTTTTAATTTTGTTGGTTTTGGTTTTCTTCCTTTCATAAAATACTGTATTTCAACACGTTACAAAAACATAAACGTAGCTGTCAATTTTGCACGTGCGAACGGCAAAG